GCGAAAATCCTAAATCCTCGATGCGCCTGCGTTGATCCATTCGGGTTTCCTCGAGCGCTGAGGTTGCACGGCGGCGCACGTCGGGCAATGCACCAACCGCGCCAATTCCCATCGTCGCAGCGCCGAGCGCAAGCCCCGCGGCGCCCAGGCCAAGCCCGAGCCCGCCCATAGCGCCGACCTGAGCGAGCCCGCCGAGCATTCCTAAGCCCTTGCCACCGACGCCAAATTGACCGAGCGCACCTTGCGTACGCATCGCCGATTCGCCGAAACTCTTGAGTTTCTTGTTGGTCGTTTCGGCCGCCGCGTTGAGGCGGTTAAGCTCGCGCCGCGCGGAATCTGTCGCGGCTTGCAAGCCCTTTGAGTCGCCGGTAATGGCAATATTGACGCGTGAGATTTTAGCCAAGGCCCGCCTCCTTTATCGCTTTCTCAACTTCGGGCTTGACGAATCGCACGGCCGCGGCGCTCAATGGCGCTCGGTATTTCTTAATCCAGTTTCTTGGTTGCGATTGGCCGACCACGCGGAAGTTGAGCGCTCGGCCGCGCTCGCCGCGCTGCTTCAACAGGATTCTCTCTTGCTGTGACGTCGCGCGTTTAATCGCGTGGCCGTTCTCAAGCCATCCAAGGTACCAGTGAGGCGTTAGGTAACTGCCGTCGATGCGCTTGACGCCGACGCCGATCCACGTCACAAGACCCTTGCTGTAGCCCTTGACCTTTGTAATCACCGACCAATTGAGGTGCACGTTTGGACGCACGGCACCGCGTACGCGCTCGGTTGCTTTGGTCTTTCCGAACGGTGCCGTGGCCTCGAGCGCTTTCTTGGTGAACTTGCCCCACTTGGTGAAGCCGCGGCGCATGGCGTTGCGCGCGGCCTTCTCACTGAGCTGCAACAGGCGATGGTTGATTTGCTCGAGCGCTTTCGCGTCGATTTCGCATCCAACTGCAAACGTCTTGCTTTTGAAATTTGGAAGCGATGTCATGGGAGAAAGCCTTGTGCCCTCGAAGGGCGAGAAACACGGCGAGCGGCGTATCTAGTTGCACCTTCAATTCCGCCGCACTCAGGATTTCGCGTGCGGCGCTGGCAAGTCCAAGCCCTCCAGGTAGAGCGGCTCAATCAATCGAGCGAGGCGCATCACCATCGGTGCATTGCAGATTTCCTTGACGTACTCAATCGACTTGAATGCCTGGCGGCCGTTCTCGTCAAGTACGTGCTGCCACACGTACCACGCGGGCATAAACTCGCCGCGAGATTCTGCGTCTTGCGCTGCGATGAAATGCGCGACAGTCGGCCGCGACAGCGAAACCTCCCTGCCGTCGAACTGCACGACAGCAGGGCGGGAGAGAAAGGCGTCAACGATTGATGGGCTCATTCGGTAATCGTAATGGCGTTTTGGGAGAACAGAAGCGTGGCCGTTAACCGCGCGACATCATTCGGTGCAACGCTAAGCGATGCCTCCTGCACGAATGCCTTGCCTTTGATCGAGTGGCCCGATGCCCAAATGACCTCCGCCTCGTTGATAATTGTGCCGCCCGAAATGCCAGTGAGTATGTTGGCGTTATTGCTTGCCGAATCGTAAAACACCTCAATTTGCACAGTGCCTTCGAGGAAGCCCTGCACGTGGTGCTTGTGCGTGTCGCCGATCGCGGTGACGTCAATTTGCTGACGCGTGACCGAGATAGTCGCGGCGCTGACGTCAGCGATTGTGTTTGAGCCTAACTTGACGCTTGCTGCGGTGGTGGGTGATGGCATTAGGGGCCGTCCTGATAGATTGTGAATTGACTCGTGACGATGTACAGGCCCGCCTCATCGCCGTTCTCGGCGACGGGCTCTTGCACGGTTCCGTACTGGGTGCAAATGACAGTCGCGCCCGCGAGGAGTCCGACGTTGTTGCGGATCTCATCGTCGAGCGTCGTGGCTGCGCTCACGTCGTCACTGATGGCGTTAAACGTGACGTCATAGGCAGATAGCGTGTTTTGATTTCCGAGCGCGACACGCGTGCCCGATTGAATCTCAAACGTCATCGCTGGCAGCGTCGAAGTTTGCAAGCGTGTGCCGTAGTACACGCGCCGCCCCGCGGTCGTTTGTGACTCAAGCGTGCTCATGATATCGCTAATGAGGGACGTGGCGCTCATGCGATTTCAGTGCAGTCAATGACTGCAACCCTCCGCCGTTGATCCATGTCGCGGATGCCGTTAATACGCAGCACTTTTGTGCCGTACTGCAAGCGATCGATCGCGGTGACGGTCAACCGCGCAATATTCGGCCAACGCGTACGAATTTCATACGCGCCAACCACAGCCACGCCGTCACCGTATGACGTTTCCACTGGCGCCGATTCGCGCACGTCGCAAACGATTGTGCCAACGTTGGTGAACGTCGTAACGCGGCGGCCGAGCGAGTCGGGGCTATTGCCAGACGCGCGTAGCACAATCAATCGGAAACGCGTGAGGCCCGATGAGATCATCGGAAAGGCCCTCGCACTCGCAGGTGCTCAAGCATAAACTGAGCGCCGAGCGGCACTACCGACAGCGCGACGGGCTGCGCAGCTTCGGGGTTGTTGTAGTACAGGCCGACCAACGAAACGATGGCTTGCACCACCTCGTTTGGTTCGGTCGAGTAGCCGCCGACATACGTGACGGTTGCGAGCGTGCCCTCTTTTATCGCGGGCTCGTCAAGGAACTCGAGCGCTGCAAGATCCTGCGACAAGTCCACCCAGTAATCGGTACCGCTCGTCATCGTCACCGTTGAGCCGCCAGTGCTCGTGTACGTCACCGACGTGAGCGATACGTATGGTTGCACCGCGAACACCGTGCGCTTCCAATCTCGCAAGTACATCGTGCGCGACGATTGGGTGAGCGACAAGCCCGTGTAGCGCTCGACCCACGACGTAGCGACACCGATGAGCCGGGTAAGCTCGGTGTCATCGTCGCTGTAGTCGATCTTCAGCGCCGTTTTAACGGTTGCAAGTGTTACAGCCATGAAACCCGCGCTAGGGGTTTCCCCCCAGCGCGAGCGAAAGGTAAGAAATGTTTAGCAGGTGATCGCAGCGAACGCCGAAGCATTCATAATGTGCGAATCGGTTCGTGCGTACGTGTAGAGAGTGACCTGGTGAGTGCTCGCCGCCGAGTACGGGTCAACAAGCGAGGTCATTCCGGTGCGGTCGAAAATTTCAAAGTAGTTGAAATCGCCGACCACTGCAAACACGTTGTTGTTTGTTGTTGCTGTGCGTACGTACTGACCAACGCTATACGGCACACCGTAAAGCAAGCCCGGAGCGCCGCCGACCATCGTGCCAGCGTTCGATTGTGCTTGCGTCCAGATGTATTCGGTAGAGCCGCTCGTTACGACGCTGTTCTTCAACTTGCGAGCGACGCGCACGAACGTATCAGAGAGAAGCCAACGGAACCGCGGCGAGTTGCGGTACTGCGGCGCGACAAGGTGCACCGTATCGATGACGTTGTCGGCGGTCACAGTGGTGACGGCGAGGCCTCCAAGGTCAGTCACCTGAGAAAGCGCCACCAGCGCGGTGTTCATCGCCGAACCGGCGACCCCTTCCGGTTGGCTCGATCCGGTGCCGATGGTGTACGCCTCTTCCATTTTGAGCGCCATCGAAAGGCCGATGCGGCTTGCAACCCAATCGAGGCCACTTCCGATGCCACCTTGGCCGATCGCGTCTTCAATGAACTCTTGGCTCATCTGAGTCGCGCACACGTACTTGTACGGCACCACCGAAATGGCTGTGCCGAAGGTTGGATCGCTTGCGCTGATCGAATTTGCTTCTGTCACGAGCGCCGTGGTAGGAAGGTTGCCCTCAACAGTGATCGTGCGCTTCGAGTCGATCGAAGACACGGGGGCGATCGAGCGCAGCACGTTCGCCTGGTACATCTTCTCAACAATGCGGCGTTCCATGTCAGTCGGAATGCCGGCGCCAGTGGAGCCCGTTGAGAGCGCGCGCATTTCTGCGGCGTCGCCACGCGCGACAGCGTGAAGCCAACGCTTCGCGTACTCAGGGCTTGCAAGATCGTGCTTGACGTCTGCACGTGCGACCACGCCGCGGAACTGCGGTTGCGAGCGTTCCTCTTCAAGTTGCTTCAAGCGCTCTTGCGCTGCCCGAAGCGCCAAGCGGTCTTGGTTCATGCGCTCGACGGCGTCCAGGTCGGCGTCGATACGCGCGATCTTCTCACGCTCTTCGCCGCTGCCGCGGATCTCAACGTGGTGCGTCTTTGCACCAGTGCGAGCGGCGAACGAGTCGAGGGTCTTGCGGTACTCGTGAACGGTGTTTTCGAGGTTGGTCAACTCTTCAGACATGGTTCTGCATCCTGTGCTTGTGGATTTCGAGCCGCAGACGGGCGGCCTCCGTTGCAGCCGCGGACACGCTCCGCAGGCTCGAATTGGTCTTGTCGCCGTAGGCAGCGTCAACCACTACGCTCAACTCAACGAGTCGAGCCGCGGTCACGGTGCGTTCAGTGCGTCGCGGGTTCCACTCGTCGCGATCGACGTAGAAACCGAACGACATTTCGCCGCTTAGGTCGCCGCGTTCAAGCAGCGCACGCACGTCGTTGCCGACGCTCGTCTCGGCGAGATTCGCGGTGAACCGCACCCCGCTCGCAGTGTCGTTGAGCGTCAGCGTGCCGCTGCGCGTGCGAGCAAGCAACGCGCTCGCGTTGTGGTTGAAGAGCAGTTTGATGTCAGCGCCGGCGAGGTCGCCGAAAGCGCCACGCGAGATGCGCTCTTTGAACTGCGGGTTGAATGGTTCGGAAATCTCACGCGACCACTTGCCGTACGGGATCGCGAGCCCTGAAAGCGTGCGGCCGGCTGGCGCACCGATGGTGACGCTGCGACGTTCAAGCGAAGTCATCTACGCTCCCTGCGCTCGTGTCGCTTCCGAGGTTGGTAGTGCCGCCGCCCGCGCCCATGTTCTTGGCGAGGATTGGATCGTCGAGCCCGTCGAGCGGCGCAAGGTTCAGGTACTCACGTGCTTCGTTTCGCGTGATTACTCCGGACTCGACGCCCGTGCGAAGCGCCGCCATTTGCTCGGCGAGCGACGGCCGAGAGATCATGTCAGCGTCAAACGTCGCCGAACCAAACGGCGCAAGCTTCGCGACGATTTCGGCCGACCACGTCGAGAACCAGTGCTGCAAGCACGCGTCCACGTACATGCGAGACAGCCACTCCATCGAGCCGTAGGCGTTTGCACTGTGCTCGCTCAGGTACGACGTCGGCACGCCGTAGATACGCGATACGTCCTCGACGCTGTAACGACGCGCGGCCGAGATTCCGGAATCATCGAGCGTGCTGCTAATACGCTCGACTTTCATACCTTCAGAAAGCACCAACGGTTTGCCCGCATTCGCGGCGCCCGCGTGGTGCTTCATGTAATCCTCGAGCACCATTTGACGTGCAGGGGCGCCCATCGGCCCGGGCGACACGATGGCAATCTTTGGGTTGCCAGCGTTCTTCATCACTTCCAGTTGCGCTTGCTCTTGCGATGCGAGCACGCTGAGCGACGTGCGGCACAATCGCACTGGCGACTCGCCCCACAACCCGTCAAGCCCGATGGCTCGAAGGTGCAGCATTGATGACATCGGAACATCACCGTAGAGCCGCGTCTTGTAGACCGGCTCGGGCTTTGTGAGATCGAGCGTTACGCTTTCGATATCGAGCGGCAACAACTCAAGCAACTCACCACCGAGGGTGCGGTTAATCACGGCGAACGCGTTGCCGTATAGCAGCGCTTGCATCGTGAGCGATCGGCGAAACTCAAAGCCATTCTGCCAGCGGTTCGGTTGCTGAAGTAGAGCGTTCGCGGTGCGCTCGCTTACGTCGAGCGGTACGCGTGCAACGTCGTTGGCGATGAGCGAGGCTGCGCGGTAGACGGGCGTATATGCGAGCGCCGTGCCTGGCGTGATCGTGGGCATGCCCACCGAGTCGAAACTCGTGGGAAGGAGAACGCCGTGCGTTCCCCAGTGGCCGAGCCATCGTTGCAACAGTCCACGCAGCATGTGGGTATTTGGTGGGCTGCGCTCGTGCAGCATTACACCTAAACGCTATTGTTTGAAATATTCTTCTGCTTCTTCGTCGTACACGCTGCGCTTCGCGCCGCCCCAAACGTGCGTCGCAATGATGGACGCCACAAGCGGATCAATGGCACAGAATTCCCGCGACTTAATTGGTCGAATGTTTCCATTCTGATCGCGCTTAGCGTGCGCGTCGGCACACGCACGGCGCAAGATCGGGTCATCGCCGATCACGAGCCGCGAGCCCGCCCATAGGTTTTGGAACAGGTTGCATCCCGGCCCGAACGTGGCGATACCCATGCGGTACACCACCAGCGGCACGCCGTCGGTTTGCAGTTGCTCGGCGAGATACTTCGAGCCCCACGCGTCGTAGCCGACGGCCTTGACGTCAAACTCGTCGCGCAGGGCGAGGATTTGCGCCCGCACCGAGTCGTAGTCGATTTCGCGCCCTGGCGTGAGCGTTATCTTGCCATCAGAAGCCCACGATCGGATCGGGTAGCGGTAGTCCAGTTCGCGCTGGGCGACCTCGGCCCGAGGCCACCAGTAGTGACCGCGGAGCGCCACGCGGCCGTTGTCGAGCGGCACGGCCACGACCATAGCCGTCATGTCGAGCGACTTGGAAAGGTCGAGGCCCACCCACGCGGGCTTTCCTTTGAGGGCTTCCCAATCGACTTTCTGACCGCCTGGCCACAACGACATATCGAGCCATCCGCCCGTGTTCTCGTCACACCTGGCGGCGTGGTAGCGGGCGAATTCGCCCCGCCCCATCGCGCTGCGCTTCATCGTGTTCCAAGATCGCTTCAGGCTTACAAGGTCGGGTTGGCCGTGTTCGAGGCCCGGGTTTGCTTTCACCCAGGTTGATTCATCCTCGAGCGGGTCGGTCGGGTCGAGCCCGTACAGCATCGGCAGCACGGTGTCATCCTCGAGCTCACCGCTCAGGATTGCTTCGCCCTGCTTGACCAGTTCTGCGTAGTGGTTCTCGGGGTTGCTGCCTGGCGTGGTGATGATGACGCCGGTGGATTCGCGGCGCTTGGCGCCGGTGGTCAGCAGTTTGGTGAGGAAGCGGCCTTTAAACTCGGCCGCCTCGTCGGCGATCCACAGCGATGGGTTTAGGCCGTCAAGCGATCGCTCAAGCGCTGGCAGTGCGGTCATTTGACAGTCATGCTCGAGGCGGAGCACGGCATGTGCTCGGGCGATGAGCGTGGGGTCGCCTAGGCGGTGCGCCATCGTTCGCGCGGTGTCGAGACAGATTTCGGCTTGCTCCTCGTTGTTGGCGATGACGTGCACGCGGCGGCCTTCGCCCGCGAGGAGGTCGAAGAGGGCTAGGCCAGCCATCAAAGTCGTTTTGCCGTTGCCGCGAGCGACTTGCACCATTGCTAGGCGGCAGCGCCGTCGGCCGTCAGGCAAGCGCCACCCGACGATGTTGGCGAGAACCCACAGTTGCCACGGGTGCAGCTCGAAGGGTTTGCCGGAATCCTCGCCGACCAGGTTGAGCGAGCGGAAATGAGCGGCGACGGCGTCGACTTCAGGCCACGACATGACGAGGTCGGAGCGCTCAAGGTCGCGCCGGAAGCGCTGCGCCGCGGCGTAGATCCAACGTCCGGCGGGGGTGCGGCCGTCAATCACGGCATTGACGTAGGCAAGCACCGCAGAACGCGCACAAGTTACGTCCGAGGCGGTGTGATTCCGTACATGGGGGGCATTAGCCAAAACTTACCCCCCCGTTCGAGCGCAAAATGTGCATATGTGGATAACTTGTGGATAACTCAATCGGACGCGTGGTGTGCCTTGTGGCAGCGCTTGCAGAGCGTTTCGAGGTTGCTCCAATCGTTCCAACGATGGGGCGCATGGGCACGCTGCACGATGTGGTGCACCTCCTCGCCAGCGAGCCCGCATCGGTTGCAGGCAGGGTGATGCATAAGCCAGTGGCGCCGAATGCGCTGCCAGTTGCCACCGCTGAAGCCTGCGACATGATCGGCCTCAAAGCGCCTCGCGTTGGGAATCTGTGGCTTCGGGTCGAATACTGGTATTCCCACGTTGATACTCCTCGACAAAGCGTGGTAGGTCATCCAGGCGAATCATCAATAGCCACGGACGGTGACTCGAGCGCATAAGCACGGCGCAGGTCTTCTTGCCACGGCTATCGGTAAGCGCTTGGTCGAGGAACGCGTACGGGTTCAGGCGCTCGACGCGCTTGACTTCCCACCAAACGTCCATTCGGTCACACACGACGTCGGGGTCTTTGTGTCCACCGAAACGGTTCGCGTACTGGGTGACTCGGCGACAGTCGATACCGACTCTCGCTAGTACTTCGCAGGCTTCCAGTTCGCCCCTCTTACCTTTCTCGCGGCTCGATCGTGACATATCCACAGGATATCCACATTTAGCAGCGATGTCTACCAGTTCCTTTCCACTCGCAAGCGATAGTAGGAAAGCCACTGTGCAGCAGTGGCATTTTCCTATCTCTTTCTATATAGCGCAGGAAAAGAAAAGATCATTGACTCGCGTCAATGCGGCGACACCTTGCGCACGACCATTTTCGGCCTACCACGTGGCATCACACGCTTAACTTCCTCGCAGATACCGAGCCGCAACGCCTCGCTGCAATGCCGCTCGGCTAGGTTCTTTGCAACCTTGTGACCACGCGCCCGCGTGACCACTTCGCCGCGTGTGCAATCTCCGTCGATGAACGTTTCCACAAACTCGGCGAGCGAGATTTCAGACTTCGCGCCCTTGCTCGCTTTCTTTGCCGTCCATAGGTCGTCCAGGTCGAGCGATTCGTCAACCGTCACAAACGGTGGGTTCAGGCGCAGCCCCACGGCCATCGGTCGGCGGCTCGAGCGGCACTCACCACGTAGCACCACGCAGCCTTCTTCCATGTGCCGCAGGAACGCGAGGTGCGTATCAGTCGCCCTGGCGATGGCCCCTGCGCCCGAGCCGACATCGGTGGTGGCCTTGTTGCTTTGATCGCCCTTCGAGCTGTGGTGCACGTTAATGATCGCGGCATTGCTGAACTCGGCGATGCGGTCGAGGTGGTTGTACACCCCGGTCATTTCGCCGTTGGCGTTCTCATCGACGCCGTTGAGGAATCGGTAGAAAGCGTCTAGGGCGATGACGTCGAACGCGCCGCGCCCTGCGGCCCGTAGCGTGGCCTCGACGTCCTCGAGGGTTGCCATCCGACCGCGCACGAATGCCACACGTACCCGCTCGTCAAACGTGGCCTTGTCCATGCCAAGCGCCTCTACCACGTTCGCCATGCGATTCTTTGCCGTCTCGGGGTGCAGTTCGTTGTCAACGAGCAATAACCTCGACTGGGTGCATTGGCGGCCCAGCCATGCGCCACCGCTCGCGAGCGCCGCGATGAGGTGGTACAGCATCCAAGTTTTGCCCGTCTTGCTGGCACCGATGAAGTTGCAGATTTCGCCCCTACGAAGCAGCCCGTCAACGACAAACGGGCGCATCGGCGGCACACCTTCGCCGATCGATGGCGACGCAATTTCGAATGGTGTTGGCTCGCTCAATTTGTGTACCTCCAAAACGGTGTCGCGCGATACACGACTCGCCGCTCTTCAGGAAAGCCCGCGGGAAATCGCTCGGTCGGCCTGGGATCCCAGTCCTCGGGTAACTCTGCGCACAGTCTTGCGCAATGGTCGGCCAACTCGAGGAACTCGCCAACTTCCTCCCCTGCCAGCGCTGCGAAAGCGGCCGAGGTTGACCCAAGCGCCGTTCCGCAGATAAGCGGCCAATCGCCGATTCGGTCGCGCATGTAGCCCTCAAAGACACGCCAGGCGGCCGTGTGGGGCTTCCACGTCAGCCCCGAGCGAAACACCGCTAGTTCGCTCTCGGTCATCCGACGGGCTTCCCTGCGGCGTTCAAAGTCAACCCATGTCTTGACCTTTTGGCAAGCCGTCGATATTTGGCGCACGTTGACATGGCGGTAGTACTGAGCAACCTGCCACGCCGCGTGCTCAAACTTAAAGTTTTTGCGCGTACCACCTATGGAAATCCACGATTTCAATTTGTCGCGCATTTTGGCGGCCAAATTAAAGTGTTGCGCCGTCGGTTCCTTCGGCGGCGGTTCCTGCCAATATTTAGCGTCCATGCGTATTGCCTCCGTAAAAAGCACAAGCCCCACGCGGGTGCACGTGGGGCTTGCTCAAGGAGCCACGCGGAGAGGCAGCCGCGAGGGGAATGGTTTAGAACGGGATCTCGTCAGACTCGGCGAGCGAGGTCGGGAACGGTACCCGCTTTAGGTCGGCTCGGCTGACCACCGTGATGGCATTCACAATGTGTTTGTCTTTCCACGGCTTTAGGACGATCTGCACACGGTCGCCCTTACCGAGCGGGTCGACGGCTTCGGCGGCTTTCAGGTCGTACCAATCCCAATATTCCTTCTGAAGGTTGCCCGCTTGGTTCCACTCGACACCGATGCGGGCTCGAGGTGTGCCCGCCTTGGTCGTGCCCACTTCCCAGTAGCACACCGTCCCATCGCGGAAAGAGAGCCGTGCGTCGGCCGTAGCGGCGTCGGGCTTTACGGGCGCTCCTTGGCCCTGCGCGACGGGCGCGGGCTTCTGCGAGGCTTCTAGGCGGTTCAGAATGGCGCGAATTTCGGCCAGTGCTTCAATCGATGTCATTTGGCATTTCCTCCGCAGTAACTGTGGCGACTCGGTCGCCCATGAGTGCGAACAAATGGCCGCAGCACAGTCGAAGCGCCCGCCCAGCGGCACGGGTCGAGGCCATCGCTCGGCGGGCGAACTGGGGGCGCGAGCCCCACGGCTTTTCATCATCGGTCACGATGCCTGAGCCGCGCCCGATCACGACGCCGGTCGAGCGGTCGAGGATTTCGGCGGTCGCTTCCCAACCCTTAATCCCATCAGCCTCAAAGCGCTTGACCTCGACTTCCTTGACCGCGTAGCCGCAGCCGGAAGCCAGGGCAGTGGCTCCGGCGACTTGCACGTACCGCTTGCCTTGCAACTCGATTGAAAACGTACGCACGATGTAGGGGCCCATTTCGCGGGCTACGGTGGCCTCGAATCGAGCCCGACTAAGCGGCGTCGGCTCGATTGATACTGGCACGATGTCGGTGGTCATTCGGTCTTCCCTTCCGTTGGTGTGGTCTTGGCAAAGAGCGCCGCCTCGAGCGCTCGAATCCGAGCCGCGCCCGCGCGTAGCGCTTGCGCAAGTTTCCGATCGGCCGCCTCGTTGACCTGGGCGTAGTAGTACAACGCATCGGCCTCATCGTCGGCGTCTTTGGTGCGTTTTGCCGTCGGTAGCACGGCATGGTGAAACGCGTAGGTGTGTTGGTAGACGTCGCTACCTTGCCGCCAGTTCTCGTCCCGTTGTTGTTGGGTTGTTTGGCCGCTCATTTCGAATCCCTCCAATCGACGGCGCCGGCGAGCGCTGCGAACACGAGTACAAATAGAGCCCAAGTCATCCGCGCACCTCGATCGTTTGGCCCTTGCGCTCTTCGCGGCGTAGGTAGAGTTCAATGGCACGGCGAGCGTGCGCGGCGAGCGGCTTGCCGTCCTTCTCGGCCAGCGCACGCAACCGCGCGTACTGCTCGAGCTTGACCCATACGGGTTGCCCCTTGAGGCGTTCTTTCGGTGTTTCGTTACCTTCCAAGTTGTGACTCCTGCGGCTCGGCCGCTGTTGAGGTATTGACGTTAAACCTGTTTCGGCGTTTCGTCAATGCCCGCATTAGCCGAACTCGGAAATTTCTCATTCAGCGCTTGCCGACGCTGAGCGCAGCCGCCGCAGTTGCCGAGCACGGTACGCACGACTTGGTGCACCCCAGTAGCCGAAAGCACCGTGTGCACTCGGTCGCCGAGCCCACGCGCTTTCCCTTTGTAGTGCTCACAACCGCGGCAAGTCATCGGTGCAACGTGCTGCCCGTTGGTAGGCGCCGCAGAATTTGTGCACACCGCAAGTTGGAGAAAGTCGCATTTCATGCAATCGTTACCGTGAGTGTTTGCGTCACGACATCTTGGTATGAAACAGTCCACGGGCATTCGATCGCGCTGAGGGATCCGCCGCACTCCTCGTAGTACAGGCAGGACGCAGGTGATGCACTTATGCTCGACACCTTGCCCGTTTCGCACACGCCGTTGGGTAGACCGTCACACGAAATGAGCGGGAAACAGGTGCTCTGCGTGCTGTAGACGATGTCGGGCCCGCTTGCGGTCGACGGCACACACCATCGGCAGGTGTCTTGATCGTGCACGGGGTTCGCCCATGTGTCAACCGCAGGACAACCACACTTTCCGCTGAAGATCATGTGGGGTATGTATTGCACCGACGGTTCCGATACCACGCTCGCGGTGTTTTGGCAGAACGCGTACGTCGTGACCGTGCGAGTGTCTGAGCCCGAAAGAAACGTACCATCGCACCCCTGCGGGCTCGGCCCAGCGGGCGTAAACGAAATTGTTGGCCGCGCGCAGCCGCACACCACGCAGCAGTGGTACGCGATCGCTTGCATAAAGCCAACTGGCGGCGTCGGCATACAGCATGGCGGTTGATTGTCGGAACCTTGTCCAGTGATCCCGTTAATGATTCGCGGGGTTCCGACGTAGGTGTCCTTCGACAACAACCCAAAGAAAGTCGCATCAACTGGCCGACACTCGCAGTAGTTGCTAGCAGGCGTGCACGCGCCGCACGCCGCGACCCATGCGGGGTTCGTTTCGCCGCAGGAATCGTCTTCGCACCAAACTTGAATATCTTTCGCTTGCCAAAAAAAGTCTTCGCGCACGTAACTCACGCGCGCTTGCTGGCAGTAAAAGCGTTTCTGTGGCGTGAGAAACTCGGCGTCGCAGTTGTTGCCGTGCTCGAGGAATGTTCCAACGCTTTCGATGGTGTACGTATAGGTCGCGAGTGTGCAGTTCTGCCCAGTGGAATACTGGCGCACGATAGAGCCCGTGTACGTAAACGTGATGGAATTTGGCTTCACGAACGTCGCGCAGTTCTGCATATCGCAGCAGTCGATCGCAGCATCGCAACAGCACCAACGGTGGTTACTCATCGTTGACCCAATCGTATTTTACGACCGTTTGACCTTCGAGCTCGGCGGCGTCGATCCACCCGACCTCCACCATGTCTTCTCCGTCAAGCATCGCCACGCGTACGCTTCCCTTCGCTTCGATGATTAGCATCGGGCTGTCGGGTGCGCGAACGTATTGCGGCCCGCACGCGTTCAGCGACGCGAGCGCCGCCACCCACAACGCGTACCACGCGAGCCGCTGAAAGCCACTTGACCAACGAATCAATGACCGCGCGTACCAACTCATAGATCACTTCGCGCCTGCTTGCTCGCTGCTGACTTTGTTGTCACGCGCGGCGAGCAACCCGATGCCAGCCATGACAGCGGCACCGACGGCACCCCAATCAGGCAAGGTAAGCGGGTCGGCGTCGAACAAAGCGGCGAGAGCGGTGCCAACAGCGGCAACGATTGCAGCGATACCCGCGGTAGTAGTTCTCCAACTCACTTAGTCCCCCTGAGGCGTTCCACCTCGGCTTCAAGATATCTCACGCGCTCGCTCAGCATCGCGATGGTCTCGCGAAGGCTGGCGATCGTGCCATGCAACCACGCGCTTGCCGTCAACACGGCGACGAATGGCGCTACGAGTTGTGCAAGTTCCGGGAATGTCATTTCAGTTGCCTTCCGGCCCCTCATCGCTAGGCGAAACGCTGAAGACAAAGAACGATTGACTGCTTGTGCCACTTGCTCGAACGGTAATTGTGTTGTAGTTCACCACTCCAAGAGAATGGCGGCCACCATCCAAAAGAAACCATCCGGAGTCCTCAGTGCTTTGTCCTGCGGTGCAAGTACCAACGCGGAACGCTGAGACTGCACTGATGATGACTTCGCGCATGGGTTCAACGCCAGCGGGAAGCGCTGGCAACGCAACCCAATTTCCGCTGCGTGCGTTCATTGCGACAACGTCTGCAAATACTGCACCCATTACGACACCCCCTTGGGGCCCTGTTCCATTGCGGAAAAAGACAGTACATAAATGTACCCATTATCGTCGGTTGTTCCGCCGTTTCGACGCACGGTAATGGCGTTGTAGTTCACAATCCCAAGATCCATAGATCCCGCAGTATCAACATAGAAATTGGTTACGTCCGATGTTGAACCAGCCGCAGCACTTCCAACGCGGAACGCAACAGCAGCGCGAGCCGAAGTAGTATCAGAAGCCTTTAGAATGACCCGCCGCATGGGGTCAACGCCTGCGGGAAGCGCTGGCAATGATTTCCACTGGTTTGACGTTCCACCGTCGTTGATGAGTTGTGGTGTATGGAATATCGGCATAGGAAACCTCAACAGGTGCCGTCGATTGCGTTTTCAACGGCAAAGAGCCAAATCGGTGAGCCGTCAACGCGACGGCCTGGGTAAAGCAGTACATACATTCCAACGGCCACGGGCTTCACTTGAAATCCCGCGGGCACGTTTGCCGGGTCGATGTTCGGCCCGATGAACGTCGTGGTGTTGGCGGCCTCATTCGTGTTGAGAGCTTCGCCGTAATACCACGCTTCCGATGCGGGCACCTCGAAGATGTAGCGGTTGGTGCTGCCGATGTTTGCTTGTGTCCAGGTGTACAACCATCGGTTGACTTCCGGCGATGGGAGCGCAGTCGCGCCCGTGATCTTTCCGAGAATAAAGGGCACCGTGTCGAGCTGCGTACGCGCCCGCGATTCTGACGGCAACGCCGCGGCCATCTGTGCCGTGTTCGTCGCCGCCACGCGTTGTGAGTGCGTTTGAATCATGGGTAACTAATGAAAGACCCTTCCTTGGCGATAGCGGCAGCCACGGTCGCATCACTCGAAAGGTCATAGATAGCACCGAAGTTTGCTGTGCTGCGCACAAGCGACTTCCACGTAACCACGTTCGCTGCGCCGTTGGAATCAAGCGCAGCTTTTCCCCATACGTCGGTCTTTGGTTGCTGCTCGCAGCCGAACCACAAGTCCCATTTCAGGTTGAAGGTTGCGCGATAGTACTCATCGCGGATCGGCGTCACGCTCGCACTTTCGATGTAGACCTGATTAGACGAGCCCCATTGGTTGAACGCTGCGTTATTCCACTTGCCGCGCAGTGTGTCGATTCGGTCATACACGGTGACAAGGGTTCGGCTCGAGTTGAAGCCAGAAACGTCCGTGATGAGCGAAATACGGACACTCATTTGCGGGATAAGCGCCTGAATCGGCTTACCCGCGTAATCGACTTTTGTGCCACCGATATCGGTGGTGGTGTTGAGGTCTGCGCTCGGTTGCGTAGTAAATGATGGCGAGCGATACATAAGCACGCTGCGCGGAGTCGCGTCGAAGTCAACTTCAACGGGCAGTTGCAACTTGCTCAGGCCAGTTGCCACGTTCCACGTGTAGAGTTGGTCGTACTTCGCGGTCACGTCGAACACGCTTGACTCGGTGTTTGGCACTGGCGTCGCCGACACCGTGCGTAAGCGCATCATGCCCATGCGCTCGGTCAGCACCATCGTGGTGCGCAACGATGAAAGCGGTGCACCAAACGCACCGAGCACGAGCGCCAACTGTGTGGCGTTTTCAACGTCCACCGTGCCATCCATCGTGACGCGGCGCACGACGGTATACGTCGATGCCTGCGACGGCCCGCCCTCGCTGAAGTTGTGAGCGGTGATCGCGCTGCGGGAAATGGCGGTTGCTGCTGGCATGGGTTACTTGCTCATCCATCGCAGGATATCCATCGTCCATGATGGCATTTGATTCATGAGCCCGATTGCACGATTCGCATCCTGCATTGCATCGCCGCTCATCATTTGTGATCGGCCGAGCGCACCGGCTTCCGCGAGCGATGCGCCGCCGAGCAATGCGCCAAGTTCGGTGGCAACTGCTTTCGGCACCTCATTAATCATGACCTCCGCAAGCGATCCGCCCTGGGTAGCAAGGCCCTGCGAGAACGCTTGGCCGATGCCCATAGCCCCGCCTGGTGTTGATAGTGGCGCACGTGCTGCGATTTGCTCGGCAATCATGCGCGAAAATCCTAAATCCTCGATGCGCCTGCGTTGATCCATTCGGGTTTCCTCGAGCGCTGAGGTTGCACGGCGGCGCACGTCGGGCAATGCACCAACGGCTCCGATACCCATCGTCGCAGCACCGAGCGCAAGCCCCGCGGCGCCCAGTCCAAGCCCGAGCCCGCCCATAGCGCCGACCTGAGCGAGCCCGCCGAGCATTCCTAAGCCCTTGCCACCGACGCCGAATTGACCGAGCGCACCTTGGGTGCGCATCGCCGATTCGCCGAAACTCTTGAGTTTCTTGTTGGTGCTTTCGGCCGCCGCGTTGAGTCGGTTGAGTTCGCGCCGCGCGGAATCGGTCGCGGCTTGCAAGCCCTTTGAGTCGCCGGTAATGGCGATATTGACGCGTGAGATTTTAGCCAAGGCCCGCCTCCTTTATCGCTTTCTCAACTTCGGGCTCGACGAATCGCACGGCCGCGGCGCTCAGTGGCGCTCGGTATTTCTTGATCCAGTTGCGTGGTTGCGATTGGCCGACCACGCGGAAGTTGAGCGCTCGGCCGCGCTCGCCGCGCTGCTTCAACAGGATTCTCTCCTGCTGTGACGTCGCGCGTTTGATCGCGTGGCCGTTTTCAAGCCATCCAAGGTACCAGTGAGGCGTCAGGTAACTGCCGTCGATGCGCTTGACGCCGACACCGATCCAAGTAACCAAGCCCTTGCTATAGCCCTTGACCTTTGTAATCACCGACCACTTGAGGTGCACGTTTGGACGCACGGCCCCGCGCACGCGCTCGGTTGCTTTCGTCTTGCCAAATGGCGCCGTGGCTTCGAGTGCTTTCTTGGTGAACTTGCCCCACTTAGTAAACCCGCGGCGCATCGCGTTTCGCGCGTCTTTCTCACTGAGTTGCAACAGGCGATGGTTGATTTGCTCGAGCGCTTTCGCGTCTATTTCGCATCCAACCGCAAACGTCTTGCTTTTGAAATTTGGAAGCGATGTCATGGGAAAAGGCCTTGTGCCCTCGAAGGGCAAGAAACACGGCGAGCGGGGTATCTAGTTGCACCTTCAATTCCGCCGCACTCAGGATTTCGCGTGCGGCGCTGGCAAGTCCAAGCCCTCCAGGTAAAGCGGCTCGATCAGTCGAGCGAGTCGCATCACCATCGGTGCATTGCAGATTTCCTTCACGTACTCGATCGACTTGAATGCCTGGCGGCCGTTCTCGTCGAGCACGTGCTGCCACACGTACCACGCGGGCATGAACTCGCCGCGAGACTCGGCGTCTTGCGCTGCGATGAAATGCGCCACGGTCGGCCGCGACAGCGAAACCTCCCTGCTGTCGAACTGCACGACAGCAGGGCGGGAGAGAAAGGCGTCAACGATTGAAGGCGTCATGGGGCCACTGTAATAGCGTTTTCGGAGAAGAGAAGCGTGGCGGTCAACCGTGCGACGTCATTCGGTGCAACGCTGAGCGATGCCTCCTGCACGTATGCCTTTCCCTTAATTGACTTGCCCGAAGCCCAAATTACCTCCGCCTCGTTGATAATTGAGCCGCCCGAAATGCCAGTGAGTATGTCGGCGTTATTGCTTGCCGAATCGTAAAACACCTCAATTTGCACGGTGCCTTCTAGGAAGCCCTGCACGTGGTGCTTGTGCGTGTCGCCGATCGCGGTGACGTCAATTTGCTGACGCGTGACCGATACAGTCGCGGCGCTCACGTCAACGATGGTTGCGGAGCCCAATTTGACGCTTGCTGAGGTGGTGGGTGATGGCATTAGGGGCCGTCCTGATAGATTGTGAATTGACTGGTGACGATGTACAGGCCCGCCTCATCGCCGTTCTCGGCGACGGGTTCCTGCACGGTTCCGTACTGGGTACAAATGACAGTCGCGCCCGCAAGGAGTACGACGTTGTTGCGGATTTCATCGTCGAGCGTCGTAGCTGCGCTCACGTCGTCGCTGATCGCGTTAAACGTGACGTCATACGCAGACAGCGTGTTTTGATTTCCGAGCGCGACGCGCGTGCCCGATTGAATCTCAAACGTGATCGCGGGAAGCGTCGAAGTTTGCAAGCGTGTGCCGTAGTACACGCGCCGCCCCGCGGTCGTTTGCGACTCGAGCGTGCTCATGATATCGCTGGTGAGTGAAGTGGCGCTCATGCGATTTCGGTGCAGTCGATGACCGCTACCCTCCGCCTTTGGTCCATGTCGCGGATGCCGTTAATGCGCAACACTTTGGTGCCGTACTGCAAGCGATCAATCGCGGTGACGGTCAACCGCGCGATGTTCGGCCAACGCGTACGAATTTCATACGCGCCAACTACCGCGACTCCGTCACCGTATGACGTTTCCACTGGCGCCGATTCGCGCACGTCGCAAACGATTGTTCCGACGTTGGTGAACGTCGTAGCGCGGCGGCCGAGCGAGTCGGGGTTATTGCCCGACGCGCGGAGCACGATCAAGCGAAAGCGCGTAAGGCCCGATGAGATCATCGGAACGGCCCCCGCACTCGCAAGTGCTCAAGCATGAACTGAGCGCCGAGCGGCACGACCGACAGCGCGACGGGCTGAGCGGCTTCGGGGTTGTTGTAGTACAGGCCGACCAACGACACGATGGCCTGCACCACCTCATTCGGCTCGCTTGAGTAGCCGCCGACGTACGTGACGGTAGCGAGCGTGCCATCTTTCATCGCAGGCTCGTCAAGGAACTCGAGCGCTGCGAGATCCTGCGACAAGTCAACCCAGTAATCGGTGCCACTCGTCATCGTCACCGTTGAACCGCCGGTGCTCGTGTACGTCACCGACGTGAGCGATACGTACGGCTGCACCGCGAACACCGTGCGCTTCCAATCTCGCAGGTACATCGTGCGTGACGATTGGGTAAGCGCCAAGCCCGTGTAGCGCTCGACCCACGACGTAGCGACACTGATGAGCCGGGTCAGCTCGGTGTCATCGTCGCTGTAGTCGATCTTCAGCGCCGTTTTAACGGTTGCGAGTGTCACTGCCATAAACCCGCGCCGGGGGTTTCCCCCCAGCGCGAGCGAAAGGTAAGAAATGCTTAGCAGGTGATCGCAGCGAACGCCGAACCATTCATAATGTGCGAATCGGTGCGCGCGTAGGTGTAGAGGGTGACTTGGTGCGTGCTCGCCGCCGAGTACGGGTCAACGAGCGAAGTCATACCAGTGCGGTCGAAGATTTCAAAGTAGTTGAAATCTCCAACGACCGCAAAGATGTTGTTGTTGGAGGTAGCCGTACGAACGTATTGACCGATGCTGTACGGAACGCCGTAGAGCAAGCCGGGAGCGCCGCCGACCATCGTGCCAGCGTTCGACGATGCTTGCGTCCAGATGTATTCCGTGGCGCCGTTAGTCGTCACGCTGTTTTTCAACTTGCGCGCGACGCGCACGAACGTGTCAGAGAGAAGCCAACGGAACCGCGGCGAGTTGCGGTACTGAGGCGCAACAAGGTGAACGGTATCAATGACGTTGTCGGCAGTCACAGTGGTGACGGCCAAGCCGCCAAGGTCAGTCACTTGAGAAAGCCCGGAAAGCGCAACCTGCGCAGCGGAGCCCGCAATGCCTTCGGGTTGGCTTGATCCGGTGCCGATGGTGTACGCTTCTTCCATTTTGAGCGCCATTGAAAGACCGATACGGCTTGCGACCCAATCGAGTCCGCTGCCGATGCCGCCTTGACCGATCGCATCTTCGATGAACTCTTGGCTCATCTGAGTCGCGCAAACGTACTTGTACGGAACCACGGAAATAGCCGTTCCAAACGATGGATCCGTGGCGCTGATTGCTCCTGCTTCCGCAACGAGCGCCGTTGTAGGAAGGCTGCCTTCAATCGTAATCGTACGCTTCGAGTCGATTGAAGACACCGGAGCGATCGAGCGCAACACGTTCGCCTGGTACATCTTCTCAACAATGCGGCGCTCCATGTCGGTCGGAATGCCAGCGCCCGTGGTGTTTGTAGCAAGCGCGCGCATTTCAGCGGCGTCGCCACGCGCGACCGCCTGAAGCCAACGCTTGGCGTACTCAGGGCTTGCGAGATCGTGCTTGACGTCGGCACGTGCGACCACGCCGCGGAATTGCGGCTGCGAGCGTTCTTCTTCAAGTTGCTTCAGGCGCTCTTGCGCAGCTCGAAGCGCGACGCGGTCTTGGTTCATGCGCTCGACGGCGTCAAGGTCAGCGTCAATACGCGCGATCTTCTCGCGCTCTTCTCCGCTTCCGCGGATTTCGACGTGGTGCGTCTTTGCACCAGTGCGAGCGGCGAACGAATCGAGGGTTTTGCGGTACTCGTGAACGGTGTTCTCAATGTTGTTCAGTTCGTCAGACATGGCTTGTCATCCTGTGCTTGTGAATCTCGAGCCGCAGCGCCGCGGCTTCAATGGCAGCCGCGGAAACACTCCGCAGGCTCGATGAGGTCTTGTCGCCGTAGGCAGCGTCAACCACTACGCTGAGCTCGACGAGCCGCGCGGCGGTAACGGTGCGTTCAGTGCGTCGCGGGTTCCACTCGTCGCGATCGACGTAGAAACCAAACGACATTTCGCCGCTCAAGTCGCCGCGCTCGAGCATCGCACGCACGTCGTTTCCGACGCTTGTTTCGGCGAGATCCGCAGTGAAGCGAAGCCCGCTCGCGGTATCGTTGAGCGTGAGCGTGCCGCTACGCGTGCGAGCGAGCAACGCGCTCGCGTTGTGGTTGAAGAGCAGTTTGATGTCAGCGCCTGCCAGGTCGCCAAATGCGCCGCGGGTGATTCGCTCACGAAACTGCGGGTTGAACGGCTCGGAGATTTCGCGGCTCCACTTGCCGTATGGAATCGCGAGGCCCGACAACGTGCGGCCCGCTGGTGCGCCAATCGTGACGCTGCGACGTTCAAGCGAAGTCATCGACGCTCCCCGCGCTAGTGTCAGCGCCGATGTTGGTTTGACCGCCGCCCGTGCCCATGTTCTTCGCGAGGATCGGATCATCGAGCCCGTCAAGCGGCGCAAGGTTCAGGTACTCACGCGCTTCGTTGCGCGTGATGACGCCGGACTCGACGCCAGTGCGCAGCGCTGCCATTTGCTCGGCGAGCGACGGCCGAGAGATCATGTCAGCGTCAAACGTCGCCGAGCCGAACGGCGCAAGTTTCGCAACGATCTCGGCCGCCCACGTGCTGAACCAGTGCTGCAAACACGCGTCCACGTACATGCGAGACAGCCATTCCATCGAGCCATAGGCGTTCGCGCTGTGCTCGCTCAGGTACGACGTCGGCACGCCATAGATGCGCGAAACGTCTTCGACGCTGTAACGACGCGCGGCCGAGATTCCGGAATCGTCGAGCGTGCTACTGATGCGCTCGACCTTCATGCCTTCTGCGAGCACAAGCGGCTTGCCGGCGTTCGCCGCACCGGCATGGTGCTTCATGTAGTCCTCAACCACCATCTGTCGCGCGGGTGCGCCCATTGGGCCCTGTGCGACGATGGCAATCTTCGGGTTGCCCGCGTTCTTCATCACTTCGAGCTGCGCTTGCTCCTGCGATGCAAGCACACTGAGCGACGTGCGGCACAATCGCACTGGCGATTCGCCCCACAAGCCATCGAGCCCGACGGCTCGAAGGTGCAGCATCGATGACATCGGCACGTCACCGTACAGCCGCGTTTTGTAGACCGGCTCAGGCTTCGTGAGATCGAGCGAAACGCTTTCGATGTCGAGCGGCAACAACTCAAGCAACTCGCCACCGAGCGTGCGGTTGATCACGGCGAACGCGTTGCCGTATAGCAGCGCTTGCATCGTAAGCGAGCGGCGAAACTCAAAGCCATTCTGCCAGCGGTTCGGTTGCTGCAACAACGCGTTTGCAGTGCGCTCGCTCACGTCGAGCGGCACGCGTGCCACGTCGTTGGCGATGAGCGAAGCCGCGCGGTATACGGGCGTATATGCAAGCGCCGTGCCTGGCGTGATCGTGGGCATACCCACCGAGTCGAAACTCGTGGGAAGGAGAACGCCATGCGTTCCCCAGTGGCCGAGCCATCGTTGCAACAGTCCGCGCAGCATGTGCGTATTTGGTGGGCTGCGATTGCGCGGGATTGCACCTAAACGCTATTGTTTGAAATATTCTTCGGCTTCTTCGTCATACACGCTGCGCTTGGCGCCGCCCCACACGTGCGCGGCAATGATGGACGCCACGAGCGGATCAATCGCGCAGAATTCCCGCGACTTAATTGGCCGAATGTTTCCATTCTGATCGCGCTTGGCGTGCGCATCGGCACACGCGCGGCGCAAGATTGGATCATCACCGATCACTAGGCGCGAGCCCGCCCATAGGTTTTGGAATAGGTTGCATCCGGGCCCGAAGGTGGCGATGCCCATCCGGTACACCACGAGCGGCACGCCGTCGGCTTGCAGTTGTTCGGCCAAGTACTTCGAGCCCCACGCGTCGTAGCCGACGGCCTTAACGTCAAACTCGTCGCGCAGGGCGAGGATTTGCGCCCGCACCGAGTCGTAATCAATCTCGCGCCCTGGCGTGAGCGTGATCTTGCCATCGGAAGCCCACGCGCGGATTGGGTAGCGGTAGTCGAGCTCACGCTGCGCGACGTCGGCCCGAGGCCACCAGTAGTGGCCGCGCAGCGCCACGCGGCCATTGTCAAGCGGCACTGCCACAACCATAGCCGTCATATCGAGCGACTTGGAAAGGTCGAGGCCCACCCACGCGGGCTTTCCTTTCAGCGCTTCCCAGTCAATGCGCTGCCCGCCCGGCCACAGCGACATATCAAGCCAGCCGCCCGTGTTCTCGTCACACCTAGCGGCGTGGTACCTGGCGAATTCGCCGCGCCCCATCGCCGAGCGTTTCATTGTGTTCCACGATCGCTTCAGGCTCACAAGGTCGGGTTGGCCGTGCTCGAGGCCAGGGTTAGCCTTCACCCACGTTGACTCATCCTCGAGCGGGTCGGTGGGATCGAGCCCGTACAGCATCGGCAACACCGTGTCATCGTCAAGTTCGCCGGACAGGATTGCTTCGCCCTGTTTGACGAGTTCGGCGTAGTGGTTCTCGGGGTTGCTGCCGGGGGTGGTGATGATTACGCCGGTGGATTCTCGGCGCTTGGCGCCGGTGGTTAACAACTTGGTCAAGAACCGGCCCTTGAACTCGGCCGCCTCATCAGCGATCCACAGCGATGGATTCAAGCCGTCAAGCGAGCGCTCGAGCGCTGGCAGTGCCGTCATTTGGCAATCCTGCTCAAGGCGTAGCACGGCGTGTGCTCGGGCGATCAAAGTTGGGTCACCGAGGCGCTGCGCCATTGTGCGGGCGGTGTCCAGGCAGATTTCTGCCTGCTCTTCGTTGTTGGCGATTACGTGCACGCGGCGGCCCTCGCCCGCGAGAAGGTCAAAGAGCGCAAGCCCGGCCATCAGCGTGGTCTTGCCGTTGCCGCGGGCGACCTGCACCATTGCAAGTCGGCAGCGTCGACGGCCGTCGGGTAGTCGCCACCCGACGATGTTGGCGAGTACCCACAGTTGCCACGGGTGCAGCTCGAAGGGCTTGCCGGAATCTTCGCCGACCAGGTTGAGCGAGCGGAAGTGCTCGGCGACGCGCTCGACGTCAGGCCACGACATTACCAGGTCGGAGCGCTCGAGGTCGCGCCGGAAGCGCTGCGCCGCGGCGTAGACCCAACGTCCGGCGGGTGTACGGCCGTCAATGACGGCATTGACGTAGGCAAGCACCGCAGTACGCGTACAAGTTACGTCCGAGGCGGTGTGATTCCGTACATGGGGGGCATTAGCCAAAACTTACCCCCCCCATCGAGCGCAAAATGTGCATATGTGGATAACTTGTGGATAACTCAATCGGACGCGTGGTGTGCCTTGTGGCAGCGCTTGCACAGCGTTTCGAGGTTGCTCCAATCGTTCCATCGGTGTGGCGCGTGAGCACGTTGCACGATGTGGTGCACTTCCTCGCCGGCGAGCCCGCATCGGTTGCAGGCAGGGTGATGCATAAGCCAGTAGCGGCGAATGCGCTGCCAGTTGCCACCGCTGAAGCCTGCGACATGGTCAGCTTCAAAGCGCCTCGCGTTGGGAATCTGTGGCCTCGGGTCGAAGACTGGTATTGCCACGTTGGTACTCCTCGACAAAGCGTGGTAAGTCATCCAGGCGAATCATCAGCAACCACGGCCGATGACTCGAGCGCATCAGCACCGCGCAAGTCTTCTTGCCACGGCTATCGGTAAGCGCCTGGTCGAGGAACGCGTAGGGGTTCAAGCGCTCGACGCGCTTGACTTCCCACCAAACGTCCATTCGGTCACACACAACGTCCGGGTCTTTGTGCCCTCCGAAGCGGTTTGCATACTGGGTGACTCGGCGACAGTCGATACCGACCCTCGCCAGTACCTCACAGGCTTCCAGTTCTCCACGCTTACCTTTCTCGCGGCTCGATCGTGACATATCCACAAGATATCCACATTTAGCAGCGATGTCTACTGTTCATTTGTCGTACCCCTAACCGACATCAAGCCCCTATCAGGCTTGATTGTCGTTGTACTCTTTATATAGGCAACCACAATTACAATTCTCCCTTCACGACCCTCACAAGCACCTTACGACGGTTGCCCGCTTTGCCTGTGTCCTGTGCGACTTCCTTGACTTTGTTCGTCCTAATCGCCTCATCCGCCAACCATCGAGCGTGCGACTGGGTCACGCCCATTTCCTGCGCTTTCACGGTCAACACCGTCTTGCTGCTCGTGTTGTCGACGACTTCGCGCACAAACTCATCCACGGTCATGGGCTGAGCCTTGTTCTTCTGCGCTGCTTTCTTCGCTGTCCATAGGTCATCTAGGTTCAAACTAGGGTCAACCGTGACAAACGGCGGGTTGAGCGTCAGCCCCACGGCCATCGGTCGGCGGCTCGAGCGGCATTCACCGCGCAGCACCACGCAACCTTCTTCCATATGCCGTAGGAACGCCAGGTGCGTGTCCGTCGCCCTGGCGATGGCACCGGCGCCCGATCCGACGTCGGTGGTGGCTTTATTCGATTGGTCGCCCTTCGAGCTGTGGTGCACGTTGATGATCGCGGCACCGCTGAACTCGGCGATGCGGTCAAGGTGGTTGTAAACGCCCGTCATTTCGCCGTTCGCGTTCTCATCGACGCCATTGAGGAAGCGATAGAACGCGTCCAGGGCGATCACGTCGAATGCGCCCCGTCCGGCGGCCCGTAGCGTGGCCTCGACGTCCTCGAGGGTTGCCATGCGCCCGCGCACGAATGCCACGCGTACGCGCTCGTCAAAGAGCTCTTTTTTGATGCCGAGCGCCTCGACCACGTTGGCCATGCGGTTCTTGGCAGTCTCGGGGTGTAACTCGTTGTCGACGAGCAATACCCGCGACTGGGTGCACTGGCGGCCCAGCCACGCGCCTCCGCTCGCGAGCGCCGCGATGAGGTGGTACAGCATCCAAGTCTTGCCCGTCTTGCTTGCACCGATGAAGTTGCAGATTTCGCCCCTGCGAAGCAGCCCGTCAACGACAAACGGGCGCATCGGCGGCACACCATCGCCGATCGAGGGCGAGGCGATTTCGAATGGTGTCGGCTCGCTCATACGATGTACCTCGCGAACGGTGAGCCGCGGTGCAGCACTTTCCAATCCTCGGAAATGTTCAGCCACAGGCGCTCGGTGTGCCGCGGATCCCAATCCTCGGGCAATTCAGCGCACAATCGCGCAGCGTGCTCGCACAGGTCAAGAAACTCTTGGGTGTCGTACCCAGCCATCGCCGCCATTGCTGCGTCATAGGCGCCGAGCGCACCCGCACAGACCAACTTCCACTCACCCTTCCTATCTCTCATGTAGCCCTCGAACGGGCGCCACGCGCCCATATGCGGCCGCCAATCGAGTGCCCTGCGGAATGCCGCCAGTTCACCCTCGCTCATGCGTTTGGCTTCTCGTCGGCGCTGGAACTCGACCAACACGCGTACCTGAGCACACAACCCGCTCACCTCGCTTGCACTCATTCCGTATTCAAGCCCCGCGTAATACGCAGCAAGTTCCCACGTGCACTGGTGCTCGCGTTTCGCGGCTTTGACCTTCTCGGGTAACTCAAACGCGAGCGCCGTCGGTTGCTGCGGCGGCTCGTCCATCCACAATTTAGCGTCCATGCGTAATACCTCCGTAAAAAGCACAAGCCCCACGCGGGTGCACGTGGGGCTTGCTCAAGGAGCCACGCGGAGAGGCGGCCGCGCGGGGAATGGTCAGAATGGGATTTCGTCCGACTCGTCGACCGAGGTCGGGAAAGGTACACGCTTGAAGTCGGCTCGGCTGACCACTGTAATCGCATTTACGATGTGCTTATCTTTCCAGGGCTTCAGGACGATTTGGACGCGGTCGCCCTTACCGAGCGGGTCGACGGCTTCGGCCGCTTTCAGGTCGTACCAGTCCCAGTATTCCTTTTGGAGGTTGCCGGCTTGGTTCCACTCGATCCCGATGCGGGCTCGAGGGGTTCCGGCTTTTGTGGTGCCAACTTCCCAGTAGCACACCGTGCCATCGCGGAAAGAAAGCCTGGAATCGCCCGTAGCGGCGTCCGGCTTGATGGGCGCTCCTTGGCCCTGCGAAACGGGCGATGGCTTCTGCGAGGCTTCTAGGCGGCTCAGAATGGCGCGAATCTCGGCCAGTGCTTCAGTCGATGTCATTTGGCATTTCCTCCGCGGTAACTGTGGCGACTCGGTCGCCCATCAATGCAAACAAATGGCCGCAGCACAGGCGCAACGCCCGCCCTGCGGCACGGGTTGAGGCCATCGCTCGGCGGGCGAACTGGGGGCGACTGCCCCACGGCTTTTCATCATCGGTCACGATGCCCGAGCCGCGGCCTATCACGACGCCAGTGGATCGGTCGAGGATTTCGGCCGTGGCTTCCCATCCTTTGATGCCGTCGGCCTCGAAGCGCTTGACCTCGACTTCCTTGACCGCG